AACGCTTAGTGTTTGTGATGCCCACATCTTAACTTGTTCAATGAACTCTAACATTTCTTTATTGTTCATCTTAGTAGTACTATCTGTAGTGTCTAACCATTTGCCATCAATAAGTATTTTCTTTTTAAGAAAAGTTTGCTTTAAAAGCTCGTGAGTTTCTTCTTTTGTATACCCTGTATAATCGGATATAATTTTTACTACAACTCCCCAATAATATTGATTCAACTGATTACTTCTTTTAGGTTTGTACTCTTTTATAGTTACTTCAACAGTTTTATTTTCGTATCTACAAATGTCTTCGTTAAGTCTGGTTACATCACCAAAGTGTAGTTTACACTTTAAAACTTTTGCTATGTGTTTTAACTTCATAATATATAGGGGGTAGTATTACCTACCCCCGTATAATTATTTAGAAAGGCATGTCATCTGTCTGTACATTACCTTGACTCATCAAGAATGCATCATTAGCTGCTTTGTATGCCGCTTGGTCAGCTGGGCTTAATGGTTGATTAAATTTATCATTCCATGAAGTTGCTTTGTTTTCAGGGTTAGAAAACTTGTATTCTACTACAGTCTTAACAACAGGTGCTCCTGTATCTTTATCTGTTGTCCAATACTCACGCTCTCTTAAGCATACATTAATTGTACTACCTAATGCTTCTTTGCAAGCCGTAGGTAGACTATTAAATGATTTAGCACCTGCTGACTGTAAGAAACCTTTAAAGATTTCAGTACGTACACGTGCTGCATTCTCTGATGTGTTGTCATCTACACCACTAAATTTAAGGTATGATATACCATCTTTGTTTGACACTTTAAACTCTACATAAGGAGTACCTGTGTATCCCTCTTTTTGATTAGAGTTTCTCATTTCATCCACTCGTACTTTGTGTACACCTGCTTTTAAATAGCTAGTAGATTCTTTTACTTCTACTTTGTTTAAATCTGGAAACATTTGTTTCTGGTTTTAGTTATTAAATATAATACTCGTTGCACTTTTCTATAACCTGTGCTAGGTCGTTATCTATATACAAATCATCGAACATTTCCATTGGGCTTTTTGCTGAGTCTTTGCCTTGGCTTTGTGTTCTAAATCTATATTTTGTTTTATTGTCAGAGTAATAATTGTCTGTATACAAACAAACAACAAACTCTTTTTCTACACGTTTCTTCCAACGATTACCATCAACAGCTACAAATCTTTCTTGTACACCGTCTTCACCATCGTATGCTCCGTCAATTGCTAAGAATATAATATGTTTGTCTGTATTTTTAGACATATTTAATATCCTATCAATTTCTTTGTTGTAAAAAGACCACACGTCAAAACCTTTAAATCTTATATCAGCTTCTCTGTATATCATTTCTACAAGAGAAGTAAATGATTCTATAACAATGGTTTCAATGTCTGGAGATTCTACAGCTTTTTTGAACGCTGCATTGTATGTATTAAGGTCAGGAATTGGTACATTCTTAAACTTACCCGCACCTTTAAATGGTAATTGCTTACGCTCTGTGTTTAATACAGCAGTTGTTGCTGGATTAAGATTTCTTAGGGATGTGGACTTACCTGAGCCACTCTTTCCTACAATAATAATGTTTGGTTTCATTTGTTTTTGGTTTTTAACTTTTGATAATCTTTTAGGCTATACGTTTTGGTTTTTTTTTCGCTTGCATTTACAAATTTCATAAAACCTCTAAGCATGATTTTCTCGTCTTGTTCTAACTTATTTTTTATTTCAGAAAATGTTTTATTAACCACTTTTCTAATAAGTTTTTTACTATACGGAAGTTCCTTACTTATCTTATCTATAATGTTTTCGGGCTTTTTCATAGTTTACACAAAGATACAAAATTATTTATCAACATTTTAAATATCTTCAAACTTTGTTAGATAATTTATCCATTTAAGCCATTTGCTACCTACACCAATGTTACGACCTTTAGCAAAAATAATTTCTGCTAGACCTTCTGTACTGTTACCAGCATCATCAGATATTATGTCGTAATATTCTGGCCTGTATACAAACACTACAGCATCTGCAGCTTGCTCAATCTCGCCTGATTCTCTTAGATTAGATAACATTGGTCTGCACCCTGCGTTACGCTCAACACCTCTAGATAATTGAGATAAAGCAATAATAGTTATGTCAAGCTCTTTTGCAATATTTTTAAGTGACCTTGCAATGATAGATACCTCCTGCTCTCTGCTTCTTCCTTTAAGCATGTTGCTCACAAGCTGTAGATAATCTATCATCACAAGTTTCACTTTTTTTGTTATTACATACTGTCTTATCTTATTCAAAAGATAACGCAGCTCAGTGCTTTTACATTCATCAATATACATCGGTGCTTTTTCAATAACACCAGTTGCTTTATGTATTGTAGACCACTCTTCATTTGTCAAAGTACCTTTTATC